TAAATTCCGCTGGAAGTATATCATCTGCGAGTTCTCTATAGATGATTTAATGAACTTCCCCGAAAACTCAGGTATACCCAAAAAGAACTTAAAATTTGTGAGAATGAATGGCAAGTTTATGTGGAGAAAGATTTGCGAGTATCAAGAAAACTACAATGTCGAAATAATCTTCTCTGGAGATAAGCAATCAGCCGAAGAGAGAGCCATGATCATATTCGACGAAAAGATGGAGATATCCCTACGTGAACAATCACAGTAACAATATAAAAGAGATTAATGATGCTTGGTTAAATATCAATGTAGACGATTCTAAGATAGTGAATCCTTTTAGTGTGCCAACAGAAGAAGAGTTTACGACTAAGTTGACGTGGTTGATGTCTAATCCCGACTACTTCTCTTTTATCTGTAAAGAAATACTAAACATTGAGATACTTCCTACTCAAGCACTGATGCTAAAAGAAGTATGGAATAGAAAATTCCCAATGCTTATAGCTAGTCGTGGTTTTGGAAAGTCTTTCATACTATCCGTTTATGCGATTCTTCGCGCTTTATTGATGCCGGGAAGAAAGATTATCATCGTTGGTGCCGCCTTTAGGCAGTCTAAGATACTTTTTGAATACATGGATAGTATATGGAGAAACTCTCCGATACTACGAGATATCGTTGGTGGCACTGGTGGCCCTAGACGAGGCGTTGATATGTGTAGACTAACAATAGGAGATAGCACGATAACATGCCTGCCTCTTGGTGATGGTAGTAAAATTCGTGGTCAACGAGCTAACGATATTATTGCAGATGAATTTGCATCCATTCCTCGTGAGATATTTGAAAACGTTGTCGCTGGCTTCGCCGCAGTTAGCGCCTCTCCTATAGAAAACGTTAGAAGGTTAGCCTCTAACAGAAAAGCCTTAGAGCTTGGAGAAATAACAGCAGAAGAAGCAGAGGTGGTAGACGAAGGTGGAAATCAAATTATTCTTTCGGGAACAGCTTATTATGACTTTAATCATTTTGCTGAGTATTGGAAGAAATGGCGAGGGTTTATTAACAGTCAGGGAGATCCTAAGAGGCTGGCTGAAATATTTGGAAAGGATGGTGTCCCAGATGGTTTTGACTGGCGGCAATATTCCATCATCCGCATCCCGTTTGAATTACTGCCAGATGGCTTTATGGACGCTGCTCAGGTAGCTAGATCTAAGGCTACTGTTCACTCTGGCATCTACCAGATGGAGTTTGGAGCGTGTTTTGCTACGGATAGCCATGGGTTCTTTAAACGGTCTTTAATAGAGGGCTGTGTTGTTTCTCCGCAGTCTCCGATTCATCTACCAAGCGGAGAAGTCAGCTTTCAAGCAGTGACTAGAGGAAATCCTAACGCTAGATATGTATATGGTATTGACCCTGCTTCTGAAGTAGATAATTTTTCTATAGTTGTCATGGAAGTCCACGAAGACCATAGCAGAATTGTTTACTGCTGGACTACAAATAGAGGTAGACATAAAGAGCAGTTAAAAGCAGGCGTCGCTGACGAAACAGACTTTTACTCTTACTGCGCTAGAAAGATTAGAGACTTGATGAAAGTCTTTCCTGTATACGAGATAGCTCTTGATGCTCAGGGTGGTGGTATTGCTATTATTGAAGCCCTACACGACAAGGACAAATTCAGAAATGGTGAGTTACCAATATGGCCTACGATCGACGAGAAAAAAGAGAAGGATACCGACGGCGAACCCGGATTGCATATTGTAGAAATGATTCAGTTCGCTAAATCTGACTGGGTATCAGAAGCTAATCATGGACTAAGAAAAGACTTCGAAGATAAAACCGTTCTATTTCCTTACTTTGATTCTGCGACTTTAGGACTAGCTATATCAGACGACAAATTAACAAACAAGCTTTATGACACACTGGAAGATTGCATCATGGAAATAGAAGAGCTTAAAGATGAGCTTTCTATGATAATCATGTCGCAAACAACTTCCGGAAGAGATAAATGGGACACTCCTGAAATTAAACTTCCGGGAGGCAGAAAAGATAGATTAAGAAAAGATCGTTATTCATCTTTGATAATGGCCAATATGTCCGCCAGAAAGATACTGAGAACACCTCCTCCTCCAATTTATAATACTATCGGAGGCTTTGTGGGAGGATCAAAGGGCGACACGAGTGGTCCTACTTATGCTGGACCAGCTTGGTTTACAGAAGGAATGAAAGATGTCTATTAGTTTGGTGTATAATCAATTAGATTAGCCTCTCAATCATTCCAACTACAATCCAATAGGTAAAACAATGCCCGAAGACAACACTATAAAAGACCAAGAAAAAGCACGATCTTTTGTTACTTGGTCTGATGAATCCGGTAAGCAACAAGCTCTTTCTGACATATCGGACAATATTGACGCTTACGCAGGTGTTCAAAAAGCCGTAGCTTATAGCCGTTCTTTCTTAGATATCGAACCTAACCGTTCTGTCAGGACAGGCTTTACAAGAGATGACTATAATAGGTTTCGTTCTTCTGAGTCTGTACCTAAAAAACAAAAAGAAGCTATTCGTATGTGCATGCAGGCTTACGATAAAGTTGGCATCATACGGAATGTTGTTGATTTAATGGGAGACTTTGCTGGTCAGGGCATAACCATTGTTCATCCTAATAAAAAAATAGAGAAGTTTTTTCGAGCTTGGTTTAAAAAAGTTAACGGTTTAGAGAGAACAGAACGCTTTCTTAATATCCTATATAGGTGCGGAAATGTTGTAGTAAAAAGAAGAACAGCAAAGATAAACAAAAAAATCGAGAGAGATCTCAAAACTTCAGCTGCTCCTGACATGAAAGCTTTAGTTAGACAGGTAAACAAAAGAGAGATACCTTGGAAGTTTGATTTCTTGAATCCTCTTTCTATTGAAGTGGTCGGAGATGAGCTATCTAGCTTTATTGGTCAACCTCAGTTTGCTTTAAAGGTGTCTAAGCTAGTCAGAGGGCTGACAAAAAAGGGATTGATGCAAGATAATCCTTATCATAAAAATATACAATCTATACTTCCTCCAGATATTATCAAGGCCATTAAAGATGGAGAAAGTCTTGTTCCGCTAGACCCAGAAAAAGTATCAGTACATTACTACAAGAAAGATGACTGGTTGGTTTGGGCTAACCCAATGATTTATGCCATTCTTGATGATATCATCATGCTAGAGAAAATGAAGCTAGCTGATATATCTGCACTAGATGGCGCTATTTCTAATATTAGATTATGGAGTCTTGGAGATCTAGACAACAAAATCCTACCAACTAAAGCTGCTATTAATAAATTAAGAGATATTCTAGCTAGTAATGTTGGTGGCGGAACCATGGACTTAGTATGGGGTCCTGAATTAAAGTTTACTGAGTCTAGTACTCAAGTCTTTAGGTTCTTGGGAAAAGAGAAATATGAGCCAGTACTTACAAATATTTACGCTGGCCTTGGTGTTCCTCCTACCCTAACTGGAATGGCCGCTGGCGGCGGTGGCTTTACTAATAATTTCATCAGTCTTAAAACTCTTGTTGAAAGACTGGAGTACGGTCGTCAAGTATTGGTTAACTGGTGGGAACAAGAACTTGAAGTAGTCCAAAAGGCTATGGGTTTTAGACTTCCGGCGAAAATCCACTTTGACCAAATGGTCTTGTCTGACGAAGTTTCAGAAAAGAATCTTCTTATTCAATTAGCTGACAGGAATATTATTAGCGCCGAAACTCTCACCGAAAGATTTGGCGAGATTCCTGAGATTGAGAAGATTAGAATTCGTAGGGAAGAAAAAGATAGAAATAGTGAATCCATGCCTCCAAAAGCAAGTCCTTATCATAACCCTCAGCATAGAAACGATCTAGAGAAGATTGCTCTTACAAAAGATTCTATGAATCCTGAAGACTTTGGTTTAGTTCCTTCTACAGATACTGGGAGTCATCCTTTGACTAGCCCTAAAGATAGAAGAGATAAAGACACTATCGAAAGTCAAAAAGAAGAAAAAGAAGATATAAGAATAGAGAAGGAAGAAAAAAGAGCGGAGATAAAAAAAGACAAATCTCCTAAACAAGAAAAGTACGACCCAACTGGTAGGCCAGAAGATGGAAGACCAAAAAATTCTAGAGATACCAACAAAAGAAAGAAAAGAGTAGATGTGCCTAAACGCATAACTAGTCAGACTGAAATTGTTAGTATCTCTTTATGGGCTGGTGAAGCTCAGTCAAATATCAATAAGATAATCAACCCTGCAATCCTAGCTCACTACGGCAAGAAGACTCTAAGGTCTTTGACTAAAAGCGAAATGGATCAGTTAGAGCATCTTAAAATGCGCATACTGTGTAGCACTGAGCCATTTGTAGAAGTAACACCCGAAATAGTAAATAACTTATTAAAGAACCCTGTTAAGCCAACTGCAAATTTTAGAAATCTTATAGCAAATTTGAAGAAGGACTTCTTTAATAGAAATAACAGAAAACCAAACGTTGACGAGATGAGAAAGATTACTGTTTCTTGCTATGCTTTAAGTAAAACAGAGTAGCAAATTTTGTATATTTTTTGTCTTATGGTGTATATTCTTTTGAGGTGCTTATGAAAATATATAAAAGTGAATTAGAAGCTGGACTCGAAGATGCTATAAAAGCAAACGCAAGTGTTGCTTATTCTTCTCCGGTTAGTTTTTACATCCCAAATAAAGAACAAAAAGAGAGCATTAAAAACTTAGCTATAGTACAAGAAAATGCTATTGCTGAAAACAAAGATCAGTATGACTTATACTATCTTAGCTCTATTTTGGTTTCTACAGGGTGGAATAAAAACGATGATGTTTTCGATCTAGAAGAAACTTGGGGAGCAAAAGATACTCCCGTAGACAAACAATTTAACTTCGGCCACGACGAATCTGATATCATTGGACACATAACAGGAAGTGTTGTTCTTGATCCAGATGGCAATGAAGTAGAAAATATTAGTAATATAGAGAAGTTCGATATTGCTACTAGTGCTGTTCTTTATAATAGCTGGACTACTCCAGAACTAAAAGAGAGAATGGAAAATCTTATTGCAGAAATCGAAGAGGGGAAATGGTTTGTTTCCATGGAATGCCTTTTCAGTAATTTTGATTACGCTATCCTTACTCCAGACGGAGAAAAGAAAGTCATATCAAGAGACGAGGCTTCTGCGTTTTTAACGAAACACTTAAGATCATATGGAGGAACTGGTAAGTACGAAGGATACACGATAGGTCGATTATTAAGAAACATTGCGTTCTCTGGTAAAGGTCTTGTGAGTAATCCCGCGAATCCGCGCAGCGTGATTTTAAATGACGTAAGTCCTTTTGCTAGTGCGCAAGCAGAAGAAATAACTAACTCTAATATTAATATGGAGAATAAAGATATGTCTGAGGTTCTCAAAGAACAAGTAGACGAACTTAAAGCTGAATTAACTCAGGCCAATAAAGCGCACGACGCTCTTAAAGCCGAAATTACTCAGCAAAAAGACGAAGAATTTCAATCTAAAACTGAAGCTTTTGAAGCTACTGTTTCTGAAAAAGATGAGGCTGTTACCGAAGCTCAAGCTGCTGTAGAAGTTGCTGAAGCTAAGATTGCCGAACTTGAAGAAGCGATTGCTAAAAAAGACGAAGAGTTGGCTGCTGCCAATGAGAAGATTGAAGCCCACGAAGCTGAAAAGAAATTGTTTGCTCGTAAGAGCTTGCTCCTTGAAGCCGGTTTGGATAGCGAAGAAGCTGAAGCAGCCATCGAAAGATTTGCTGAAGCAAGCGATGAAATGTTTGAAGAAGTTGTTTCCCTTATTTCCGCAAAGAAAAAAGGCGCACTTCCTCCATGGCTAAAAAAGGA